TGAGTTTGGTATCTCTGCTTGTGCTGCATCAAGTGTTCAAGCAAAACTTGCTTTGCGGTGTCGTCCGCCAATTCATATTGCTGGGTTTTCATATATGCTTCGTGCCCAGTAATATGAGCCACGTCATTATCCCACTCATTCACAGGGAATGGTTGCGGCGGCATTTGCTGTGGCTGCATCATGCCAGTTGTTGGATCAGGAACCAAACTCAACTGAGGTTGAGCTTCCATCATCTTGTCGTTTTCGCGCTGAACTTGTCGATCGTCTGCAAGAGATTCATCGTACATTCGATCAGTTTCAACAAGATGCATGAATTTCAAGACTTGCTGCGGAGTAATCCATCCACGCGTACCTAATTCCACGAGCATTGCTTGACGGGCGGCACGACTCCTGGGCGCAGAACTGCCAGCTTCCACGGTATAATCAACGTTTCCGTTGATAGAGTCTTTTGTGAATTCTTCGACTTCATACGTTTGATTGACACCGAGAACTCGAACGATGCGAGGCTGATCCCAATTTTCGTGGACATGGTAAAGAACATGCCGCCCTATCTTTTCTGTCGCTTCCTCAATACTCGCTGTAGAGCTTGAGAGTTTTGAATCGTTCTCTTCCTGGAGATATGCAATTGCCGAAGCTGCCGTAACGCCCGGCGGCGTGCGGCCTTTCGCGATTTCATATTGTCCGGAAATATCATCAATATCCTTCTGGACTCGGTCAATCTCTTGGATTACATACGTTGGGAGACTTTGTAAAGGCAGAGGTTCGGGCTTTTGGAATCCAGGCTGATATTGAATAATGAGTCCAGGCTCGGATGTAATCTTACGAGCATCAATTGAACCTCTAACGGCAACCAACTGAGGTTTTGACATACGATTCTTGGCTTCAATAATCTGTGACCGTGTTCTGTTGTATTCTCGTTGGAGTGGAATGATATCAACCAGAGTCGAATCTCCCCAGAACCGTCCCGTTTGAATATGATCCATTTTGGCAAATGGGTATTCACTGTGGGTATATGGCCAACCTTTAACTTCTTGGAGAAACTGACTATTCGCATATGTTAGTACACCTCCTTCCGGGTATTTTCTGCAAGGCTTAATCCACATTTCCTTGACCATCACATACTGATCAGGCGTTTGCTGAGAAACTCCGATAGCATTCAAGAATCTCTGTTCCAGCAAACTTGCGCTCACATTTGTATCTGGCGGAACGTCTACACCGAAACTGTCCTTAATCCAGTCCCGAGATTTCGCCATAGCATGGAAAACTACAGGCTGGAGTTCGAGTTCTTCCTCCTGCGGTTCCAACACATAGATGTGGAACGCATTCACCGGCTCGATTATGATACAGCCGGGTATTCCCGACGGATCGGATTTCTCCTGATCGTATGAATCCTTGATAAACCCTGAACCCAACAGAGCCATCCAGAACACAGCGCGCCGGAGAATTCGATTGTAACGCAATTCATCCATCTCGTACTCGGCGATCATTTGAGCAGCACGAGCGGCTTGCAAATCCGCATCATCGCTGCCCCGCGGCCGAACGTATGATTGCGGTTCTTCCTTTGTGAGCTTACTTACTTCGTTACGAATAAGTGGTCTGCACTTATTGGAAACCAGCCGCACTCTCCAAGTTGGTGCGGCTGGCTCGTAAAGCCGTGCAATATTTTGAGTGGAAGGAGTTAACCACTGGACGTACTGACGGCCGAAATAAAATGCGAGATTCATGTACCATTGGCGCTCAAATGGTTCGCGCATACGCTTTGCGCGGGCGAACAGATTATCAGCCCACGCAACTAGGTTTTGGAGTTCAGTCTTTCCGGCTGCTGTTTTCGCTAGCTGTTGGTCTTGATCCGGCCCGTTAGGGTAGATCGAGGCCAAGCTGCTCTCGGTCGTACTCATCCAAACCCGTTTCTACAAAAGTCTCGCCTATGGGGTAATTCACACCGAGCATCTCGGCATATTTCCGCATCTCGTTTTCATCTGACAGTCCGATACCTTCACCATCCTGTGGTAGTATCTGGTTGGACTGCGACGAAGTCAAAACTTGGAAGTTCTCCCATTTGATCGTCATCAGACGATTCAGCAAGTCGTTGACCTGCCGGTTCAACTCTAAAGTCGAATTCCGGTTTTGGAGGATCAATGTTTTTGTGAGCCAGAAGACGAGCAAGCTCAGTTGAATCGTAATGAGGAAGATTAGCAATAGCGGCCATAGCGGATTCATAAATCTTGGCCCTTTCCAACAGTTCCGATCCAGCGGACTCTAGTTCGTCTACTCGCTTTTCATATTCAGAAACGTCTCCGCATCTGAACAGAAATACCATCGTGCCGCAGCAGAAATTACAGAAGTAGATATTACCCCAGAATTCTGCCTGCTTCTCAATATCTAGGAACCAGGGCCGGTCCGAATCTGAACCGCCACAAATTAGACAGACACCTGGCACAAATTGTGCGTTCGTTACGATCTTCATAGTACCGGCGCCACCAATTTCTGCGGTTCTTCACCCTCAGCTAGAACTGGCGCTGTACCTGTCTGAAAGTTCTCTACGTTTACAAAGTAGAGAAACAACTCGTCGTCATTCGGCCCAACGATTGTAACTTGACTACCGTGAAAGCCGTTGACCACAATAGCAGATCGAATAGTGCTGTCGAACTGATACGACAGTCCAACTTCACCTGTCTCTGGATCAACGATTCGTAGGATAGTCATTACTTCTTCTCAGTTGTTCCTGAAGGCTTGGCGGCAGGAGCTTCAGACTTCTGGCCCTTCTCTTCTTTCTTCGCCTTCTCGTCGTTACGCTTCGCATCTTCTTCCGCAAGCGTCCGATTCATTGCTTCAGCGTCAGACTCTTCCACGCCATCTTCAGTCTTCAGCTTTTCTACCTTGACTTCTTCGGGGGCAGACTCAACACTGTTGACGCCTGTAAAGCGAACAACAAGAGTCTTATCGAATTCCGTCACTTCGTAGATGCGTGAACCGTGGAACCCTGAAATAGCAACTGTCGCACCCGGCGCTACATCAAGATTGAAGGCTTGGGAAACCCTGTCTTCGAGGTCTCTTACTTCTAGCCTTACCATTCGTCTCCTAAGTTAAAGTCCTGCTGTGTCTCTTCTCGTTCGGCCAACCAACGTGGATCAAAGTCGGCCTTCTCTTTCCGGGCCACGGCTGCCGTCAGCATGTCGGGAACCGGAGTTGGTTCTACGACTTTACCTTCCATCACTGGACGAGACGCCACTCCATAACGAAGTGCGTCCATACAATGATCATCCTTCTTATGTGGTTCCTCCTTTGGATTCTTATCATCACGAGTTCTAGCTGTCGCCCACGTAGCCCAACGATATTTAGCAAACTCGCTGATTGTTCGTTCACAATTTCGAGTCACAAACAAAAGCTTCTGCTTCAACCTCTGTGCTACTAAGTTAATACCCGCGTGTACGTCGTTATTACCAGGAGCAATAGCAATCCCGCAATTAGCGTACTCGATATGAACTGAAGTACCAGTGATTGGATCGCTATTGACGATACTTGGATCACCAACAGAATAAGCAGGTAATATACCAAGATCGCGTTGTTTAATGTGTACGAGTCTAGCAATGTCGCTCACCACCATATGATCTACATAAAGTTCGTCATAGATCAATATGCGCCCGTCGGTGTCCGCACAACCGAATAACCACGCGGTCGGATTGTTGAAACCGTGATCCATCATTCTGAAGTGCGTCCACTCCTTCTGCATATTCGGCCAATATACCGAATTTACTACAGGGGGCAGGACGGCCTCCATACTGAAATCCTTATAAATCAGCCCACCAATAGCCATAAACTTTCCGTGGCGGCGGGCTTCCTTTTCATCCGTGGGCATCAAAGCAATCACAGCGTCAATCTCGCTGACGGAGAGATTTAAATTGTCATCAATTCCTGTTTCGACGACAAACAGCTGTGGATTCGTCCGGGCCGCTATATAGACGGTGTCATAAACCCATGTCATTCCATTTACTGGCGTCATGGTTATCCACCAGTGACCCCCAGTATCAACGAGCCGTAGGAGACATTCGTTGAAGATCGAATGGGGCGGCTCTTCGTCAAACCAAACAAAGTGTCGAGAAGTTCCTGCAAACTTGTCGAGTGCTTGGTCATATGACATGAACTCGATGAAGCTCCCATTTTCCAAGTGCAGAGTTCGCAATTCCTTATCATAAGCACTTTCCCAGGAATTTCCTCGCAGTTCAGAAAGGGGCATCCATTTCGCAACCTCCGGTCGAACAATTTTCTCAACTCCGTTAACAAAGTCAACACTAACACACCGTCCTCGAATTGGCGGAGGCGGAGTTCTGAGATACTTGTGTCGTCCGATGAGCCACATAACTGCTTCCGTTGCACCACCGACCGTTTTACCACTTCTGTTTCCTCCTAGGAAGAGTCTTCCTTTCGCGCCACTGGAATGGAACCGCTCCTGCTTTTCCATAGGGCGGTATCCGTAAATTGTCGGCCGCGTAGCGGCTTGACGCAGCCCTGTAGTTAGGGCTGTAAAAGCATCGCTCGGGTCTTTGTAACTAGATCGCTTAGGCATGGCAAGTAAACAATGTCATTTGACCGCCAGGAGTATTGATAGTTACATCTCCAGCTGAGAAACCTGCGGGACAAACTATTCCGGGTGGTCCTTGTGGTCCGGTTTTTCCCTGCGGTCCAGGCGGTCCAGAATCACCTTGTGAACCTTGTGGGCCTGGATCACCAGTATTTCCCTTGGCTCCAGTTGCTCCATCATTTCCTGGATTTCCTTTAGGTCCAACGGGTCCAATGGGGCCAGGAATTCCCTGTGGACCGGAATCTCCTTGTAATCCTTGTTCCCCTTGTATGCCTTGAGATCCAGTATCTCCGGTTGCTCCGGTTGGTCCTGGGACACCTTGTTCTCCTTGTATTCCTTGT